GGCCAGGACGCGCCCTGGGTGCAGAACCTGAAGCGTCTGGTTCAGCCGAATGTCGATCCGCGGGCGGTGATCGTGCCGTCCTACCAGAATACCGACCCCGGTCTGCTGCGCACCGGCCCGCGAATATGGGACATCATCGGAACCTAGGAGAACCGCCATGCCGTCACAGTCCAAGGCCCAGTCACGGCTCATGCACGGGATCGCTTCAGGCAGCATCAAGCCCGGCAAACAGGGTCCTTCGAAGAAGGTCGCCAAAGAGTTCGTCGCGGCGGACAAGGGACGTGATCTGTCCAAACTGCCGCAGCGCAAAGCCAAATGAGTTTCATCGCCCATAACCACGAGGACCTGATCGGCCAGGTCATTGGCACCGGACACTGTGTGCCTATGGTGCGCGAGGCCACCGGGGCACCGCACACATCGGAATGGCGGCGTGGTTCTCTGGTCAAGGGTCTCAAACTGGCCCGCGGCACGGCGATCGCGACCTTCGATCCTTCCGGCACCTACGGCAACCACACTGATGGTCGCAGCCATTGCGCGATCCTGGAGGCCGAGACTGATGCGGGCCTGGAGGTAATCGACCAATGGCAGGGGCGTCCGACCGGACGCCGGGTGATCCGCTTCAAGCGCGGCACCGGCCAGCCCTGCGATGACGCTGACCAATACCATGTCATCGAGGTCGGCTAGATGACCGACGAAGAGCACAAGGGCGTCGTCGCTAATCTGACGGCACTTGGTCACACCGCGGTAAAATCGCTTGGCCCCACTTTCTTGATGCTGGTTCTGCTCAACGTGGTGTTTCTCGGCATGATGACCTGGCTGGAGGTGGTGCAGAACCACTCGCGCGAGCGGCTTCTCGGCACGATCGTTGCCGGTTGTCTGAAAGGAAATTCCTGATGTGCTTTTCGCTGGGTTGGCTCGAACAACTCTTGATCTGGGTGGTGGTGATCTGTGCGATCGTCGCGGTGATCAGGCTGCTTTTACCAATGGTCGCATCACCGTTCCCGATCGTCATTCAGATCCTGAACATTGTGATGTGGGCCATCATCACGATTGCAGTGATTATCCTGGTGTTCGATCTGCTCGGGTGTTTGCTCGGCTTCCCGCGGCTGGGCTTGCCGCGCTGATCAACGGGTTGTCCTGTCAAACTGGACAGGACAACACCAAACCGTCATAACCCTCTCTGGTTTGAACCAGGGAGCGGTGATCCTGGATGTCGGAGACGACATCGACCACGGACGGGCTAAGCCCATCAGACGCGCCATCGTCCAGCGACGTCACGCCTGCTTCAAGCGCGCCGCCACCCAGCGCGCCCGACAGTTCGACGCCCTCGTCAGGCAGCCCCGACAGCACTTCGCCTTCGTCAGGCGACAGCCGCCAGTCCGACCGCGATGGACTTCTCGCCGCAGTCCGCAAGGTCGTGCCCTCGAAACCGGATGCGCCCGCGCTCCCCTCGGATGGTGAGGAACCCACCACCGACGCGGACAAGGCGGTCACGGACAAAGGCCCGGACAAGGACGCGGCTTCGGGGGATCAGGAACCCCCGCGCACGGATGAGAAACCCCAAACCGACCTGGCACAACTCCCCGATCCAACCGAGGCGGACCTCAAGAAACTCCGCCCCGAAACCAGACGCCGGATCGAACAACTGCTCTCGCAACGCAACACCGCGCGGCAGGAGTTCGAACAGGTCCGGCCCGAACTGGATCAGCACCGGCAGCTGCAAGGCTATCTGCGGCAGCACCAGTTGGCGCCCGATGACGTCAACCTGTTGCTCGGTGTGGGCGCGGCCCTGCGGCGCGGCGACTACACGGCGTTCCTCGACGGCGTCATGCCCTATGTCATGGCGGCTGAGGAAGCCACCGGCCGGCGCATCGCGGGTGATCTGCAAAAGCAGCTGGACGATGGCCTGGTCACCGAGGACGCGGCGCGGGAACTCACCCGTGCCCGACATCGGGCGGCCCAGGCCGAGCACCGGCTGAAAGAGCAGAACCAGGTCGTCACTACCACCAACCAGCAGCAGAGCCTGGCGGCGATCCGCCAGGCGGTTGACGGCTGGGAGGCCACCATCCGTGCGAGGGATCCCGATTACGCCCACAAGGCGGTTGCTGTGCGTCGGTTTAGTCAGGCGCTGTTGCAGGAGCGTGGCACCCCCACGAACCCGCAGCAGGCGGTGGAACTGGCTCAGTCGGCCTATGACGAGGCGTCACGTGAACTGGCGAAACTCCGGCCTCCGCCGGCGCCGACGCGACCCGCCCCTTCCGGCAACCACATCGCAACCGGCGGGGCGTCGCAGGCTCAACCACGATCATACAAGGAAGCCGCGCTGATGGCGCTGGCGAACATGCGACGCGCCTCCTGACGAGGGGCCGACTTCAATGGCTTTCACAGCTGGAGAACTTACCAACATCGCGAATGCCTCGCTCGACTTCTACTATAACAAAGGCGATACGTTCAAACAGTCGATCCAGGCCAAACCCTTGCTCCGCTTCATGGAAGCGGGCGCCAAATCCTTCCCTGGTGGCAAGGGCAATATCAGCCTCGCAGTCAAGGGCGACTACGGCGCCGGCGGCGTCAACGATCACGTCGTTGGTTACACCCATAACGACACGGTGGCCTTCTACACCCCGGCCAACATTAAGCGGGTGAACTACCCGTGGCGTGAACACCACATGGGTCTCACGCTGACCCATACCGAGCTGAAGATCGACGGGATCTCAGTTACCGACGATGCCGGCGATGGGAGTTCACTCTCCAATCACTCGGACCGCGAGGTCACGGTTCTGGTGAACCTGCTCCAGGACAAGCTGGAGGACTTCGGCGAACAGTATGCCCGTTCGATGAACGCCCTCTTATGGGGCGACGGCACCGCCGATCCCAAGGCACTGGCCGGCATTCGCTCGATCATCGTGGACGTGCCGAACACCGGCAACCTGGGCGGACTGTCACGGGCTTCCAACACCTGGTGGCAGAACCGTTCGGCGACCACGGCGTTCGGCACTGCCGGCGGCCGCGGTCCGGTCACCTCCAGCCCGACCAATGGCGGGGCGCTGTTCCAGTTCCTGCAACAGGAATACCGCCAGCTGATCCGCTATGGTGGCCGACCGAGCAAGTTCCTCGCCGGCAGCGCCTTCATCTCGGCACTGGAAACCGAGATCCGTGCCAACGGCAACTACTCGATGACCGGCTACACCGGCACCCAGGACGGTTCGATGGGGTCGATCAAGTTCGGCAACACCATGATCGAATACGACCCGACGCTCGACGATCTTGGCCTCACCAAGCGCGGCTACTGGTGGGATCCGCGGCACATCTACCTGATGAAGGAAGACGGTGAATGGGATCACCGCTTTACCCCGGCGCGGCCTTACAACCAGTTCGTCATGTATAAGTCGATGACGCACACCGGCCAGGTGGTCGCGCAGCAAGTCAACTCGGCACTGGTGGTGGATATAGCCTGACCAGCCAGGCCACGACGCTGCCAGGTCTCCCTTCCATTCTCCCTGGCAGCGTCGTTTCTTTTGAAAGGAAACCAGATGCCGGAATTTCAACTGCTGCGCTGCATGGTCGCGCTGGGCGGCGACGAGGGCAATACGGTCTACCGTCACCGCGGCACACCGATCCTGTTCCATGAACTGATCGTGCTGCAATCGCTGCACGGCGAAGAGGCGATCAGCGAGGTCTACATCGTGGGTGTCTGCGACATGAGCCAGGAAGAGGCCATGCAGCGGCTGCGCACGATCTACAAGCCGGAGGTTATTACCGAATTGTTCCCCGGCGCCCGGCCGCGGCTGCCCACCGGCGACGGCAGCCTCCCCTTATGCAACCTGCCGATCCATGTGCTGAAGCCGACCGAACCGGACAGCCCCGATCCGAAGCTGCGCCCGCTCGACGGCTATACCCTGACCGGACCGCGGGTCTACGTGGATACTCCCGCGACGGAAGACGAGCCGACCGCGGAAGAGATCGCGGCGCACGCTCAGGACGATGACGAAGACATCGGCCTGGACCTGCTTGATCCGCAGCCATCCCGTCCGACCGTCGATGACCTGGTGCAGAAACGGGTGGCCTATCGTGGCGGAGCCTCGCAGGCCAAGCGCACGCCGGATCATCTGCCGGACATCGTGCATGTGCCGAAAAGCTCCAACAAGTCTGATCAGAACCGACCGCGGGGTTAGGTTATGGCGAAACAGCTTCGCGACATGCTGACCGATCTGCGCGCGGAGATCGGACACAGCACCAATGTCGCGCACGGCATCAACGATCGCGACACGCTGCTCTATTATCTGAACCGGACCCAGCTTGATCTATATCGGGATTACGACTGGCCGCAGCTGATCGTCGATCGTGACATCAACGTGGCGGACGGGCAGCGATACTACCCGTATCCCACCGACCTGGCGTTCGACGACATCACGCATATCTGGGTGTTGATCAACACGGTCTACAACGAGCTGGGCTACGGCATCGGCCCCTACGAGATGATCCTGTGGAACTCGGACAACGGGTTCAAATCCTGGCCAACCCAGAAATGGATGCACCACGCCGACGACAATACGTTTGAGCTGTGGCCGGTGCCCGACGCCAACGCGCAGAACGCCAACGCCCTTGTCCGCCTTCGGGGGACCAAGACCGTCGCGCCGATGATCAACGACAGCGATCTGTCAACCCTGCCGGACAACCTGATCGTGCTGTTCTCGGCGGTCGAAATTCTGCAACGCGACCAGGCCAAGGACGCAGCACTCAAGCTGAACAAGGCCAACGAGGCGATGCGGCGTCATCGTGTCAGGCAATACAGCCACAAGCAGGTGCGACCCATCGTGATCGGCGGCGGTGGTGGCGACGCCCAATCCCGACCGGGCACCCAGCCGGTCCTCGGCCTCGACTACATCCCACCAGGCTATGGGTCAGGACCGAACCACTAGATGGCGAAAGTCTTCTCCATCAATGATTTCCGCCAGGGCCTCGATGTCCGCCGGACTGCCTTGACCGCCCCCGGCGGCAGCCTGCGCATCCTGGAGAACGCCGTGCTCAACCAGGGCGGCGAGATCGAGAAGCGCCTGGCGTTTGTGCCGCTCGGCACCGTCCCGGCCGATTATACGATAATGTTTGGGCAAAACGACACACTGCACTTTTTTGGCATCGGTGCGACGTCATCGATGCCGCAGTTCGCGCCGGTGCCAATGGTTGGTCACAGTCTGGTTGCTGCGCCCGAGACGGGGGTCAATCTGTTTGATGTCGAGGCGTTTGACGGCAAATTTCAGGTATCGGGTTCAAGTGCCGCAAGATGGTATGTCTGGTATGATGGCAACCTATTGCTCGATGCCGCCGGCAACAACGCAAGCGGCTACTATTCCCGCACCTTCAAAACCAAGATGTATCGGATAGACGGAAATTATCTGCACTTCTCTGGCGTAGACGACCCTACGGTGCAGGATCCGGCTTCAGTCAGCAATCCTGGCGCTGGCTTCACCAATATGGCGATCAACGATCCTGAAGGTGAATTTCTGGAGGGGATGGAAATTTACTACGGCAGCATGGCGATATTCGCCCGGCTGGTAACGCAAATCTGGTCGCTTGATCCGGATCCGAGCAAGGATCAATTATCGCAAGTCCTCCGTATTGGCACGAACGCGCCACATTCAATTCAGCAATTCGGCACTGGCGATATCCTGTTCCTGTCCGACAGCGGGGTGCGCAGCCTCAAGGCGCAGAACATCAATCTCTCCGCCTCGGTCTCGGACGTTGGCTCAGCGATCGACCTGATGTTGATCCCGATCATGCGTGCCAATCCTGGCGATTTGTGGAATGCGCGGGCCATTGTGCAGCCAATCCAGGGACGTTATTGGCTGCATTTTTCCGGCACCATCTATGTGTTGAGTTACTTTCCCGCCGGCAACATTACCGCCTGGTCAACCTTCGATCCCGGATTTACCGTCAAAGGCATGGTCGTGGTGCAGAGCCGGATTTTCCTGCTCGACACCAACAACGTGCTTTATGCCTATGGTGGTGCGTCACAGTCAGATTACGACAGCAGCATGGTCACGGTGCAGACGCCGCATCTGAGTGCGGACAATCCGACCGAGAACAAGCGCATTCAATCGGTGGACGTGATGTGTGAGGGCGCCTGGAGCGTCTCCATCGGCATGCTGCCCAACAACCTCACCGCGTTCGAGCTGGTGGCGAATATCCAGGACAACACTTACGGCCTGAAGAGCATACCCTTTGCGGGTTACGGCACGCATTTTGGCATCCAGATGGTGCATCAGGCCCCCGGCCCGGCGACCCTTGCGGCGATCCATCTGAACATCCAGGAGGGCCTGGTCAAGTGACCGACCGGGTGCACATGCACGAGGTCTCGCACGAGGGGGTGGCCCACATCGTGGCCAATCTGCGCGAGCGGGACCGCCGCGAGATCTTCGCCCTCAGATGGGACGCCAGCGAGGCGCAGCTCATCCATGACGTGACCTGCATGGCCGGCCCGATGTGGAAGATCTGGTCCTGGGACAACGAGCCGGTGGCGATCAACGGCATTGTCCCCCTCCGTCCTGGCGTGGTCCAGGCCAATGCCTTCGGCACCGACAAGTGGCGCTTTACCCTGCGCGCGATGACCAGCTGGTCGCGCGAGTGGGTGATCCCGCAGCTCCAGCTGGCCCATTATCACCGCGGCGAAGCCTATGTGCTGGCGGCGAATGTGGACGCACGGCGCTGGATCGAGGCGCTGGGCGGCGAGGTTGAAGCCTACCTGCATCACTACGGCAAGAACCGGGAAGACTTCTTGCTCTACGCATGGAGATTGGACGATGTGCATCGGCGGCGGGGGCGGCGGCGGCATACCGCCGTATATGCAGATCCAGATGCAGCAGCAGCAGATGGTGCAGGAGCAGCAGTTATCGGACAAGCAGATCGCTGCCCAGCAGCAGATCGCCGATCAGCAGAACCAGTTCAACCAGCAGCAGCTGAAATCCCAACAGGATCTAGCAACGCAACAACAGACAGCGGTTGACGCCCAGTCGCAGCGCCAGAGCACCTACGACACCGGGCGTGCGCAGGCGTTGGATCAGGGCACCCAGCAGATCAACGACGCGTTCTCGAAGTTCACCCCGGATTACTTCAATAACTACGCGTCACAATACATGGGCCAGGTCCAGAACCAGCTGGATTACCAAAAGCAACAGGCTACCAAGGATCTGATGTTCGGCATGGCGCGGCAGGGCCTGTCCCGGTCGCAGGCGCTGGCCTCCAATCAGGGTCTCCTGACGGAGACTGAGGGCCGTCAGCTGGCCGATCAGACCACCCAGGCGCAGAACGCCGCCGATCAGCTGCGCGCTAACGTCGCCGCATCCAAGCAAAATCTCCTGGGTCAGGTGACGTCCGCCGAAAGCGTCGGCTCGCCGATCGCGGCATCCGACATGGGCGGGGTGAACGCTGCCCTCAACACCACCCGCAATGCGATCTCGGGCGTCACCACCGGGGCCGGCGACGTGACCGCCAGCCTGCAAGCCCAGCCTACCGTGGGCACACTGGGGAACATCTTCACCGGCGTATTGGGCAACATCGGCAGCTACCTGAGCGGCGGTCAGGCCAACCTGGCGATGGCCAATTACAATCGAGCTTATGGTGGTGGTCTGAGTGGCACGTCACCCTATGGTGGGAGCACGACGCTGAAATGACCGACATCATGTATCAGCGCGAGCTGTGGAGCGACGCCCTGCGCGACGAGGCGTTCCCCTTGCTGCGCCGACATTGGGAAGAGGTGGCACTCGATCAGGACACCGTGCCTCTCGATCCGGACTGGGCAGCCTACAGGTTTCTTGATGACCGAAATATGCTGGTGATCACCACCGCGCGGATCCGCAGAAACCTCCAGCTGATCGGCTATGTCAGTCATTTCATCGTGCCCAACCTGCATTACCGATCACTCAAGGTGGCGGATTGCGACATCTTCTGGCTTGACCCGGATCACCGGAACTCCCGTATCGGCCTCGAATTATTGCGCACGGCTGAACACTTCGTTCGGGAGGTCGGCTGCAACAAAATCACGATGAAAGAGAAGATCCACATCCCGCTCGGGCAGCTGTTCAAGTTCCTGGGTTACCGGGAAATCGAACGGCTGCACGCCAAGACGCTGATTAAGGACTGACTGTCATGGGTTTCTCATCAGCCGCTGCTGGTGCTGCCGCCGCCGGTGCTGCTGGCACGGCCGCGGCCGCCGCGCCGACCATTCTTGGCTTGTCCCTGCCGACGATCGGACTGATCTCCGGCGGTCTGGGCGCGTTGAGTTCGCTGGGCGGCGCGATCATGTCGTCGCAGGCGCAGAGCCGGAACGCCAACGCCATCGCCCAGCAGAACACGGCCACCACGCTGGCGCAGAACGAGGCGTTCCAACAGCGCATCGGCGCTGCCAGCCGGCAGACCGACGCCCAGACCGCGGTGATGCAGCAGAGCATCGCCGATCGCAACGCCGCGGCCCAGCAGATGCGCCAGGCCCAGAGCGGGGCGCTGGGGCAGCAGCAGGACGTCCTGGCGGCCGAGAACGCCCAGGAAGCCCAGCTGCGCCAGGCCGGCGACACCAACGCCCAGCAGCTCTTGGCGGCGACCACCGCGGCACAGCAGGCCCAGCAACAGCAGCAATACCAGACCCAGGCCGCGACGCTCTTGGGTCAGGCAGCGCCACAAGGTCCCGGACCGACTGATCCGTCCGGCGGCGATGCCATGACCAAACAGGCCATCGCGACGCGACTGGCGCAGGCGGCAACCAATGTGCGCAACTACGGCGCCAAGGTCGCCGCGGTCGGGTCCTACCAGGAACCCCTGGCCGGGATCACCGATGCGATCACGGCCTCCAAGTCCGGCATCATGCCGGCACAGACCGCGGAGGCGCTGCTCAAGTCGGGCAACACGGTGAGGCTTCTCCCCAGCCAGGTCGCCTTCCAGCAGGCTGGCAGTCTGGGACAAGCCACCGACCAGCTGCTCCAGTCGCGCGCCCAAAGCGGCCTCGACGCGGCGGGCTTGTCCTACGGCAACGCGACTAACCTGGCGAACCTTGGCCAGTCCGATACCGATACCATCGCGGCCAATCGCTCGGCCCAGGCCAAGGCCGACGCCACCTATCAGCAGCAGGTAGCAGGCATCTATTCCGGG